TGAATGTGGTCACGACAACGCCAAAAATGAATTTATCGGTAAACGAGTGATGGTTTATTATAACCTACACAAACACACCTTCTCTGTAACATATAAGAGTAAGGTTATTTTACATGCCGATTACGTTAAACTTGGTGATGTGGAGTTTAGAGTTAGAAAAGGGGGTAAAGAACGAGTTAGAACAGAAATGGCTAAAAATGTTCACGCATTTGTTATAGGTAAATTATTAGATTATTGTCAGTATCCATGTGAAGATATTCCACAAGAACCAAATAGTAATATCGTTACTTATAACCCTTACAAATACGACTCATTTGTTTATAAGGATAGTGAACAACCTGTTTATAAAGCCAAAGAGGTTGATATGGTTAACCTAAGAAATAAATTGTTTGTAATTTCTGAAGTTAGAAAAATTGGCATTACCGAACAATTTGAAGGTAGACCAAATAGTTTTACCTACACAACAATTGGTAAATTTGAAAAGGGTAAAACCAAAAGATATTATTTCAATAACCCATTACCAGTACCAAGTAGTGACACACCTAACAATTTAGTTAGTATTAAGGGTGGTAATGGTAATTTTATTTTTGATGAGAAGGATGTTTATTTCGACCCAATTAAAAATAAACTAAGTGTAGAAATCTCAACATTCAATGAAAAATATCCACCAAGCTCAACTAAAACAAATTCAGCGGCTAATGCGGGTATAACCTCTAATAGTGTTAAAAAAGCGTTAGAATTGGCCTTCCCTGAAAATTGGCACTCTGAAGACCAAATTTTTACACCAGGTGTTAGAGACATTTACACTATTGGTGAAAGATTAGGTGATGATGAAACTTGGTCTGTTTTAAATTATTTTGACACAAAAGACGAAATACACTCATTGATTTATTTAAAATATATTGAGGAAAATCCCGATATGGATATTGTAGAGTGGATGGCTGATTTATTTAAAAACAATAAAGAATATACAAAACTTTTATTAGACAGACAGTGGAAATCAATTGAAAGTGGGTTAAAATTAGAAAGAGAAACGGTTAATAACTTTTTAAATAAGATTGGTTCTGACGATGTTACATACTACCCACATGGTTCTAAAATGGATAGATGGGGTGGTGTGGATGTAACTATTGACGGTGTTAATTATCAAATTAAACCTTTAAAGTCTTTTAGTACGGAAGAAGGTTTAACTATTGTGAACACTTACGGAATGAGAGATTATACATCAAAGAATAAAGTTGATAAAATAGCTTTTGCAAATAATAACGAGATTATTGTTTTTGACAATAAAGATTATGATGTTCTTAGTAAAGGACGTGTTGTATTTAAACAAGAACCTAAAATTATTAGATAATGCCTTTACCTAAAAAAAGTATAAAGAAGAATATACCTTTAACTTTCCCTAAGACTTTATATCCAAGAAGAGAGGAATTGTTAGAGAAGATTAATAAGGATGGTACCTACCTTCCTAAGTCGATTCTTCATGCCGATTTAGATGGTGGTTTTTTGGATTTTGTTAAGAATGATTTAAAGACAGTTGTTGATGGTAAAGTAATACCAATGGTTGATATTATTATTACAACACAAAACTGGTCACAATTTGTTGAAACATGGAACATTCAAAATATAGATAAGAATGTTGAACCTCCATTCATTACCGTAGTTAGAATACCCGAAGTTAAATTTGGTACCAATCCTGCATTACTTTACAATATTCCAAATAGAAGACAATACTTTTATGCTCAAGTACCTACTTGGGACGGACAAAGACATGGGGCGGATGTTTACAAAATACCACAACCAGTACCTGTCGACATTAGTTATCAGGTTAAGATTGTATGTAACCGAATGAGAGAATTAAACCAATTCAATAAAAACATCCTTGAGATGTTTGCTTCAAGACAAGCCTATACTGTTATTAAAGGACACTACATTCCTATTGTAATGGGTAATATTTCAGACGAATCTGTTATGGATATTACCAAAAGAAAATATTATGTACAATCATATGAATTTACAATGTTAGGGTTTTTAATTGACGAAAACGAATTTGAAGTTTCACCTGCTGTATCAAGAATTTTACAAGTTGTGGAATTTGACACAACCTCAAGAGTAAAACAAAAGAAGATTGGTATTGATAATAAATCTGTTGATATGGATATTCTTTTTGTTGTAGGTAATAATATTATTACAGAAATTTTTGAATACACAACTAACTCCTCAATAACATCAACAGATAATGTAGATACATATGATGTATTCATTAACAATGATTATTACGGTTCAGATATTACCGAAATTCAGATTAATACTAATGATGTGGTTAGATTTGTTGTTACTAAAAAAGACAACACACAAGAAGCTAATATTAAATTAAGAAACCTTCTAATTTAATTTTCACCGTAGATATCGGGTTTTTCCTTACACTTGTCAAGTATCAGCTTTTCCAAAAACCGATACATCTTAATGCCCCTCTTTTCACAATATGTCTTTAACACATCGTGAACCTCAACCGATATCTTTAGATTTTTGATTTTTTTATCCTCTTTATTCATGGTAGAAAAAAGGCAGAAAATAGTCTGCCTAAATAATAAATACTTCGTATAAAGTAAAGTATTTTGGTTTATTTGATAATATTTATAAGAAAATAAAATTTAAGAAACAAAAAGACTAATGGCAACAAACAGTAAAGTATTCGTATCACCTGGAGTGTATACATCAGAAGTTGACTTAAGTTTCGTAGCTCAGAGTGTTGGTGTTACAACATTGGGTATTGTTGGTGAAACCTTAACTGGTCCAGCATTTGAACCAATCTTTATCACTAACTTCGATGAGTTCTCTACTTACTTTGGTGGAACTTCACCCGAAAAATTCATTAACACCCAAATCCCTAAATATGAAGCCGCTTACATTGCTAAGGCTTACTTACAACAATCTAACCAATTATTTGTAACAAGAATTTTAGGTTTATCAGGTTATGACGCAGGACCATCTTGGTCTATTAGTGTAAAAGGAAATGTTGACCCATCAACAATTGACTTCTATTGTGAAGACCCTGTTGTTGTTGATTGTCAACCGGCGTGTAATGACTTTTTAACAATTGATTTTGCAATTGATTTCTCAGGTTGTACTAATAGTTTAAACACAATTGAGTTTTTAGACCCAACACAAATCCCAACTGAAATTGCGGGTAGAATTGATTTACCTTATGAATTATTTGATGGTAGTACTAGTACGTTAAGAACTAACATGAATAATCAAATTTTTGATATCATGAATGCACCATCAACTGAAGCTACATCAATTTATTATTATGGAGCTATTTCAGGAGATACTTACCAAGCTTTTGCACCAATCTTTACTGCTGAAACAAACGTAATGGGTGTTGAATCAGTAGACGCGTCTTTAATTAATTACGAAGCACCACAGAACGATTCTTGGTACTACGCATTATTTGATAATATCGGAAACGCAGCTTATACTGGTTATTCATTCTGGTCAATAGTAACAGGTTTAACTATGACACCAGTTACAACAACTACAACTGTTGCACCTGTAACCACTACAACAACTACTGACCCATGTGTATCACCTACACCTACAACTACTACGACTACCACAACCGCAGCACCTGTAAATTGTTACACAGGTACTTTGATAGGTAGAATTTATGTTTACTCAGGAACTGCTTACACTGATTATGATGATGTAGTTATTGCAACACTTCGTTCAAGAGGTTTAGCTACTTACGGTACTGACAATGGTGCGGTTTATGAAGTATCAGGTTTAACTGATGTAACTATGGATTGTACTGGTCAATATTCAGGTGTTACTAAAAACCCATACTCAACATTTGGATTAAATGTTACTAACAAAGACGGAAAACAATTCTTCTTTGAAACATCATTCCAAAATTCAGACACTCAGTATCTACCTAAAGTATTTGGTGGTTCTAACTTCGCAAAACCAAGAACAGTTGTTCCTTTATTTGTTGAGGAAAGATTCCAAGCAATGTTAAACTACGGATGGAGAAAAGGTTATATTAGAGGTTTAAATTGTGAATTGACTTCATTACCTGACGCAAGACAAGGTAGTGACCCAACATCAATCGCATTCTATTTAGAACAATATCAATCGGCGGAAACACCTTGGATTGTTTCAGAATTACGTGGTAACAAAGTTTACAACTTATTTAAATTCAGAACAATTGCGGATGGTGATTCGGCAAACACTATAGTTAAGATTTCATTAGCTAACATGTCATTTAACAATGGAACGTTTGACGTATTGGTTCGTGACTTCTTTGATACAGATGCTAACCCTGTAGTATTAGAGAAATTCACAAACTGTACTATGAACCCTGGTGAAAATTCATTTATCGCACAAAAAATCGGTACGGTTGACGGTGAATACTTGTTAAACTCTAAGTTTATCATGGTTGAAATGAATGAAGATGCACCAATCGACGCATTACCTTGTGGTTTTGACGGATTCAACTTCAGAGAGTACGCAGGTGTTAAACCCCCATTCCCAATCATTAAAAACAAATACGACTATCCAGGTGAAGTTGTTTACAACCCACCATTCGGTTTAGCATCAGGTGCTGATGATATTGTAAGAAGTAATGGTGATAATGTACGTAGAACTTACTTAGGTATTTCAGACACTATCGGTATTGACGTTGACTACTACTCTTACAAAGGTAAACAATTACCATTAGATATTTGTACTGATACAACAGGTGAACCTTGGAATTGGAGAAGTAAAGGTTTCCACATGGACGTTAACGCATCAGCAATCACTATTCCTGACGTATTCGTAACAAGTGGTACACCAGCATTCGTTTGTGGTGACGCACCATTTACACAAGACCCTGAAAACGCTGAAAACCCATACTACAGAATTTACGCTCGTAAGTTCTCGGTATTAGCACAAGGTGGTTTTGACGGATGGGATATCTACAGAGAATACAGAACTAACACAGATAGATTTGCGGTTGGTAGACAAGGTTACTTAAAAGGTGCTTGTCCTTCAATTAAATACCCAACAGCTACAGGATGGGGGGCGTTCAAACAAATCACTGTAGGTGATGCAACTCAAACATTTGCAAACACTGACTACTACGCATACTTGTTAGGTCAACAAACATTTGCTAACCCTGAAGCGGTTAACATTAACGTG